TAGCCGGAGGGGCCTCCGGGGTAAACACGGTCGAGGAACCGAAGTTCGTGCCGCGCTTAAAGGTGACGGTGTTGCAGCTCATCGGGTCTTATCGTTGCGGGAGTTGGAAGGGGGAGGGGGGTTAGAGGGTCAAAAGGCCGTAAAGGTGTCGATGTCGCTGACCGAGGTAATGACATTGAACCCGATGCTCTGGCCGAACCATGGAGGACTAGCCGGGTTATTCTCAAAAGCGTCTGCCGTGGTCGTAAATGTCCCCGCGCTGTAGATCACCGTCAGGCCGACTAGGGAGCCAGTGATGTCGCTTGAGTCTAGGTTGTTTTTTACGCTGGTGTAGAACGCATTTGTAGTGTCGTTGAATGTTGCGTCGTAAGCCCCAACGCTGAAAAAGGAGTCGTAAGGAGATACCCCACCGCCGTCTTGGAATCCTACGATTGGGCCAGAGTATTCGGTGTGCGGATCGCTGTTTGAATCTAGCCAGGATGAAGTTTGAGGCCAAGCATCGACGCGCACGAACAGGCCGTCGTCGGGGTGATAGCCTGAGTCGACGACAAGGTTGTGGTACTGAGTCCCAGGGCCGACATACTTATTCCACTGGTTGTAGCCATCAATCAGGGGGCAACGCAGTTGAGCCCATGTCGAGTAAAAGCCATTCGTGTCTTTGCCGATGACCTCGCCCATTAGATTCGGGCGTAATAGTATCGCGCCGTAATGCCGGCCAGTTTGATGCGATCCGCCCAGAGCGAGCCGGTGATGTTCTGGCTGACCGTGAAGGTCGTCGGGGTGGTGACGTTGTCGACGGTGATGGTGCCTAGTACGACAAAGCCTGCGGTGTCGGTATCGGGAGATACTGGCGACACATTCCCACCAATCACCAGTGGGTAACGAGCGCTGGTCACATCTGAGGAAGGGAAGACATTGGTCGTGGCGTCAGGTCCAGACCGTAAAGTGATGTACGACGTCTTGGTCGTCGCATCGTAATTCACCGAAGTAAGTTCGGCGGTCGGCGGGTCGGCGACGCCAGAGGTCACACGGTCTAGTAAAACCGTTGTCGAGGAAATGTAATCATCGAGCTGCGGGACAATGTTGTTAATCGTGCCAGACTGTACCTGATAGATGACATTGCCGCCTGCGTTGATGCTGACGTTAATGATTTTAAGGGGGTGGCCGTTAAGCGCAGCGCTCGACGATGGGAACTGCTCCGACGTGTCGATGCTGAACCCCATTGAGGATGAATCAAAAATGTGACCAAGACCAGGTTGGATTTTCATCAGGACGGTGCGTAGACTGTGGGCTCAAAGCCTTCTTCGTTGTAGCGGACTTCGTAAATTACTTTATATAACAGGCCAAAGTCCTCCACGTTAACCTGGGCAAGAAGCAGCTGATCATTGCCAAACCAGCCGGCGGTAAAGGTTATGCCCATGTAGGCTGGCAGAAGTTCGATTGAGGCAAATTCGTTTGTGCCGCTTGTTTTGCCTACTGCCGCAAGCAGAGACTGCACGTCAGCGTCGTCGGACGTGTAGAAGTGACCGCTAAAAGAAGTCTGCGGAGCCAAGTAACTGGTGCGACCGTACAGGGTGCTGTACTCTGGGTTTTTAAAACCTAAGAACTTCCCGCCAGTGGACCTTTCAAACCTAGCGCCGTTGTCGCCCTGGTACTCGATAACATTGGCAACATCGTTTTGGGTTGCATAAACTGGGACCGCCAAAGTGCCTGTGCCCACGCCAGCGATAACAGCAACAAAGCCGGTTTGCAGTTCAAAGAAGTTCTTGTGGCTGGTGATGTGCGCAGTCGTTAGGCCCTGAGAGGTGCCGACCTGCGGGTTCGTTCGCGTTGCAGTATTTACCGTAGGGTCGATGCCAACGTAGTCCACGACGATGGTCGCAACGCCCAGGGAGTCGTAGGTGATGGAATACTTGTGGGAGTCGCAGAAAGACGCGCCGGCTAGCGGGCAGGTCGAGCCACGGTTAGTTACCGATCCAAGCGAGGCGCCTTGGTCGGACTTGTAGACGACTGTGGCCGTGACCAGGCCATAGCCATCGTCGGAGAACTTGCCTCCGGGCTGTTGTAGGGGGACGGTTAGAGCGTCGCCGTTGTCGATGCGTGCCATGGTTATTTAGAGTCTTTGGTAAAGTCTTTGGGGACGCCGCCTTCAGGGCTGGCAATTATCTCAAGCAGGGCGGTCTGCTTCTGGGTTTCTTCGAGCTGGGCGTTCATGGCTTCCATGACCGGGTTAGCGCCTACGCCGATGACGTTGGAGAAACCCTCGGGGCCTTTAAAGTCCTTAGCCGTTGTTGGCTTAAGTCCTGCTTCTGGATTTTTTTCCATGTCCGCAGCGATGATGGCTTGGACTTTATCTTGTACCGACTTTACATTCGACAAAAAATTAGGCATATCAACCAAGCCTTTTCGCGGGTCAAACGCACTTAATCGGTTAGCCTTGATTATTCCAGCTCCCCTAGGGTCTTTACGTAAAAACTGTTCAGTCACGTCCTCTCGGGTGGTCTTGGCTTCCTCGACAGTTTTCTTGGCCTTATTTTCGTTGTTTAGCTTGTTGGCATAATACCTATCTTCCGCAGACATCAGCGCATTAGTTCCGTCAATGGCGGCTTTGTTTGCGTCCTCGTGCTTCTTGCGATTATCGTCAATGAGTTTGCCGATGTAATTCATGGCGACGCCGAGCAAAGCCAAGGGTCCGAGGAACGAAAGGAACACGTCCTTAAACGCCATGCTAAACTTCTTTTGAATGTCATCGACCTGCTTGCCGAAAGATACGGTCGCGCTCTTAGCCCGGTCCATCGCCTGCGGGACGTCGGAGGTGGTCTTGATATTGACTGTCAGGTCTTGGGCCATGTCAGGGGGTTTCCTTTGCAGGATTGGAAGCGGGCGCGGCCTTGTCCTTGGCTTCCTCATCGGCCATGAAGGCTTCCTCCTCGGGCGACATGATCGCCACGTCCGCACCCTTAGCGATAGCCAGGGCAGAGTTAAGCCAGATGGCCTGACACTCCGGCATCTCCCACGCCCGCTTCTCGTCAATGCCGTTGGCGATAAGGTTTGCGACAATGGACAGCGGCCAAGGTACGCCCTTGCTTCCTCCGCTCGACTTCTTGGCCGTCTGCTCCCAGAACTTCGGCCAGTCTTGGACTAGGATATAGCCGGAGAAGGCTTCAAGCATGGCCTCGAACTTGGCAGGGTTTCGGGACAGGGACATCATCCGCAGCTGATCGCGCCAGCCCAGTTCGCCCAGGGGTTCTTCAGCGCACACTTGGCAGGCGAAGATAAGGTCGGCAGGCGTCACGCCGCGAGAGCCGGTCACCAGCGGCGAGTCAAAGGCCATCAGCCGCACCCGGTACTTAAGGCACCAAGGGTAAAGAGTTCGACCCAGAAACCTCGGAAGAGGCGCCGGGTCTATCATGGCCGCGAGGAACCGTTTGTCCATGCCGCCTAGTGTAGCCCACTTGGGGCTAAGTCAATTAGGCAGGCGTGATGCCTTCGTAATCGATAGCCGTGATGGACACCGAAGTGAAGCCCTTGTTCTGGCCCTTATCGTCTACTTTTGTGATTACGAAAACGCCCGAAGCCGAAGCCGAACCGCCAGGGTAGGCAGAGTTAGTGTTCAGCGTAAAGGTCAGGACGGCGCCGAGCTGCGGAATTGATGCACTCTTGGCGATGCCCTCCACAATAATCTCGGACTTTCGGTCATCGAGCCTATGGGTCTTGGTCAGGCCAGTCTCATCGACCACCGTGGCTTCAGCGTTGAAGGAGGACGAGAGCGAGTAGCTTTGCACGAATAAATTTCCGAAGGTACCATTTGCGATACCGTATATGCAGGAAGTTCCGTTAGAGATGGCGGCCATTTGTAATTGCAGGGTTTGGTAACCTTACGCGGGGAAGACGGCCAGCAGGTCGAACGTGAACGAGGTCGCCCAGGAGCGCTCGTCGATACCCTCGTCTTCGGACTGCATGGTAACGTCATAGCAGGACGCGTCAGCGCCAGCCGTGAAGGCCGCCTTGATGGAGGTCAGGTCACGCATATTGCCGGACAGGGCGGCACAGCGGAGGCGGTGATCGGCGAGCGTCGTGTCGTCGGCGTTCGAGAATAGGGTGATGCGGACCGAGCAGGAGAAGTTGCCTTCGCCTTCGGGGAGGTCGGACGGTGCCCGGGCTTTTTAAGGCTGGAGGCACAGGCTCCCTTATTTAC